ATACGCTGTATATCGGGATATCTCCGAATCAAGCTGTTGCGGCAGAAAGTACGGTTAAAACGGATTACGCCTGGAGCAAGTTTAAAGGTGATCAGGGTGTTGCGGGGGTAACTTATTATACCTGGATTCGTTACGCCACCACTCCTACAACCGGCATATCCAGTTCTCCGACAAACAAAGATTATGTCGGAATAGCATACAACAAGTCCTCTGCGACTCCATCCAGCACATATAGTGATTATGCATGGAGTTATGTGAAGGGAGACCAGGGATTACAAGGCGCCGCCGGATACACATGGGTTAAATACGCGACAACTGCGGCAGGGGCGGATTTGAATGACAGCCCTGCAGCGCGCTCGTATATCGGTTTTGCCTTTAACAAGACCAGTGCAACTGAAAGCACGAATCCAGCCGATTACACCTGGAGTCTGATACAGGGGTCGGAGGGTCAGCAAGGTCCGACAGGGAGCGTTGGAACCAGTATACTGGTGGCGTATATTGATGCAGCATCTGCAAGTACGCCGAGCCCAAGTGCCGGTATACCCACCGGTTGGTTATCTGCTCCGCCAACGTCTGCAACGTATGTTGTCTATGAATCAACCGGCACACGTCCGGCCGGAGACAGCCAGTATACATGGAATCCGCCTGTCGTGAGCATAAGCCATTGGGTGAAGCCGGGCTATACCAAGATTGACGGCAACAAGATTTATACCGGTGAGGCCTATGTTGATACGTTGCAGATTGCAGGGGAAGCAGTAACAATAACCCGTGCAGCAGAAACCGCTTCGGGCACGTATGTCCATGTGTATGTACCGTTCGATCAAGACGGAACCGCTATTATTCTGCTGACATTCACGCCATTATACAACACCGGTGGGACAATATCTTTGGATGGGACCGTGCAAAAAACTTTCGCCGGGATTGCTAATCTTACGAGTACGTATACATTTTTGGTAAGTGTGACTGCTGGCAGTCGCCATTTTGAAGCCAATATTACCTTCGCATCTTCTATCGTATTATCTGTTTTGGGGGCGCAACGATGAAATGTGCAGTGTATGATCCTGTCGGTGGAGGAAAGATATTACAACGGATAACCGGTCCTCCCAGCATGGTAGAACCGTATCTGGATGCAGGAAATGAAATATATCTGAACTGTCCGGACAGTGCGACTCACATAATCAACAACGATCCGGTGACGATTATTACTCCGCCAACCCTTGAAGAAATTCGTATCAAGCGTAATACCCTTTTATATTCCTGTGATTGGACGCAAGTTATCGACTCTCCTTTAACGCCCGGACAAATGGCAGCATGGGCAGTATATCGGCAGCAGTTGCGGGATTTCCTGGAAATGTGCGATGTGAATAATCCTGTCTGGCCTGCCCCGCCGAATTAAATTGAGAATTTTATTATGTTGCGGTAGGTGTTCAATATCATAATGAACATTTAACAGGTGACACCATGATTGAAGGCGTCAAAGAGTTGTACCTGGAGATTACGGCGTTCTGCCACAGTTGCGGCGGGACGTATACCAATATGGATACAGAAACATATCGGGATCTGCTGGATGCGCTGTTTGATGGTCGCTACCGAATTACGCGGAATGACACGGGGCAACTGTCTGCTGTTTCAACCTGGTGGATGATCCGGCCGGAAGATATCGAGTTGGTCCGGCAAGGGGGGCGGCCTGATGATATTAGCGGCGGTTCTTTTGTCTATGTTGCTGATCATTGTGGCGGAGGACTTCCCGGATTGATCCGCTTTATCCGTGCTGAGATTGGCCGGCAGGGTGTCTGTTGGCACCATAAATATAAATCGCCGGGGCGTTTTCGATATTACCCGAACAAGAGAGGCCGCAATGCATAACGTTTTTCACGGCTGGAGTTTTATGGAGCGCTTTACACAGCGCTTTAAGATGTTTAAAGGTGCGGACCCGGAAGATTTTAATCAGCCGACGGTGGTTGAAGGGGCGCAGACACAGATTGCGGCGCGTAACTTCAACGAATACTTGAAAGACAAGCCGGTAATTACTGATTACCTTAATGATATCAACCGTGATCCGGCAGAGACGGCGCGTGCGATTCAGGGTGAAGCGGGGGCGGATCTGGCGCAGAAGAATGTTTTTGTGCCGGGTAATCCGAATGCCGGGATGAATCCGTCTGCTCCGGCTAAGGCGGCAACGCTGAATGCCAAAGTTATGAATGATCTGGGGCAGGATGCGGTATCTCAGCAGGCAGCGGCCAAGAAGGGTTTTGTCGAGAATGCAATGGGGCTGAATACGACGGTTAATACCGCACAGCAGGGAATGGCCCGTGATGCAGTATCGCGCAATATCGCTGATTCTGAGGCTGATTTTTCATCCAATGCTTCAACTCTTGGCGCGATTTCGTCAGTGGCCGGAGCGGGCGCCGGGATGGCGTATACCAATGCCGTGAAGAAGAAACCATAGGGGGGTACTTTCATGGGTATCTGGAATAAAGTCAGGCAGATGGCGAGTAACCCGTTCTCGGTTAATACCCTCAAGGGCGCGATCATGCCGAATACTACGTGGGATTCTTTGAATACGGCACAGGAGCAGATAGATGCCAAAGAGCAACAAGCTGCTGATCTGGTAACGGCTATAGATGCGCCGGCGCCGGATGGCACGTTGAGCGAATGGGCGGCAACGATTGATCCGCGCGGCACGATGGCGAATGTGCTGCGTGGTATGTCGGATGATTTCTTTAGTACGGCGATCCCGGTGAAGAATGATCTAATCGAGATGACCACGTATAACGGCAATAAGGGCGTGGTTGATGATTTAAAAACGCAGGGGATGGCACAGACGGCGCAGTCGTTTACCAATGCTGCAGCGACGGCGGGGCGCAATGTCGCCCGTTATGGCATGAAGCAGACTGTGGAGCAACAGGCGGCACAGTCAAGTGCGTTGTCGAGCGGCAAGGCACTGGCTGAGGTGGATTCGCTCAACCGGGCGACTCAGTATCAGAATGATCTGAACAAGCAGCTGGTTTCCGGCATGAGCAGTCCAGCCGGGATAACCAAGTAGTAACCTCCCCCCTTAATTAAGGGGGGATTGAGGGGGTTAAGATGGCAAGCTTAATGGGGATGAACCGCTATTTTGCGGATGAAGGTATAAAAGGGTTGGGTGTTGCTTCCGGTATGCAGACCCAGCGGGAGAATGCCAAGACGCAACTGGAAGCGGCGCATGATGCGACGGTGAAGGGGTCTACTGCCAGTATGGCGGGAAGTGGCGCGATGATGGGGTATGCCACCCCGGCTGCAGCAACGGCGGTTACTGCTACAGGTATGGCCGGGGCGGGTGGCTTTTCTTCTGCGGGAGTCGCTCCGCTGGCCGGATCTCTTTCGAGTGGTGCGCTTGGCGGTACCAGTAGCGCAGCAACGTTGCCGGTTTTATCAGTAGTAGGTGAAGGTGCGGCGGTTGGTTCGACGGCGGGGGCCGCTGCTGCAGCAGGTGGTGGCGCAGCGACAGGGGCTACTACAGGCGCGACAACAGGTTCTACTCTCGGACCGGTCGGTGCGGTTGCCGGGTTGGCTATCGGTGCGCTGGCTGGTTATCTGTTTTCCGAGTTCATGTAAGGGGTGATGTAATGGGAATGTATCCGGTGCAGAATTATGGTGAAGATTTCAATAAGTCGATGATCGGCATGGGTACATTTATCAACGGCATGCAGAAGTCTGCTGATGATCAGGCGCAGCGGGGTGTCGAGAATGCCCGTGCGGAGCGAACGTTGAAAGCGCAGGAAGATACCCGTGATGCGGCGGTGCGGCATAGTGACGCCCAGACGGATAAGATCCGGCGGGAAGAGGCTGACGCGAAGATGTTGCAGGATTATACCGAGGTGGCGCCGGAGTTCGAACCTGCCAACCGGGCACGTCCAAAGAGTGAAAAAGCGCTGAAGATTTTGGCTGATGTCAATGCCCGGACCGCCTACACGCCGAATGATCTGAATAATATTGATCAGCACGATAAAGCGCTGAATGCCATGCAGGGTGCGGTGAAGCTGGTGGCCAATGCCCCGCCAAGCGATAAACCGCTGGTGGTGAAGCGATCGGATAATATCCCGGTGGTGAATGATATTCTGGATGCCAATGATTTTCTGCGTACCAATGATCTTAAGCAAGAGTCACATACCAACGAGGGCCAGATTGCCGAACTGCCGAAAGGTGCGAAGTACAGCGTCAACAAGACTGAAGCATATACGATCATGTCCGGTCAGGGCACCGGATCGGTGACGCCGTGGTATTCGATTGTCGATGATAACGGAAATCCGGTTATGAAACAGGATGGTTCGCCGGTGCTGGTACCGCGCACGGCTGACCGAAGCAACCGGCCGGATGCCCGGCTTGATGCGGTGCCGATTGAGGCGCTGGAGGCCAAGGTGTTGTTTGGCAAATCGGTGACTGATGCGCTCAAGACGCTTTCCCCGGAAGAAGCGAAGTATGTGCAGGAGCGGATTCATGCCAAGCGGGTAGCGTTGGGGGATAAGACGGCGATTCGGGATGACAAGCCGATTACACTACCTTACGGCGCGAGTCTGGTTTCCTCTGATGGTAAGGTGATTGCCGAGAATGCAAAGGAGTCCAAGAATGAAGTGTTTACGGTTCACGATGGCAATAACGCTTTGTCGTATCAAGGTGATAAGTCGCAACCTAAAAGCACCTGGACTCTTGTAGGTAAAAGTCCACTTCGGGTTGCTGCTGGCATGGAGAGCGGACGTCCGGATACAAAAGCCGAATCATCTTTCGTCAACAATTTCTGGAAGAGTTACACGCTGCCGACTGATGCCACAGCGGTTACTCCGACTGATAAGACCAACCATGCGCGAGTTGAATACCTGATGAACGAAGGGGCGAGTCGGGGCGTACAAATGGTTCAGGTTTATGATCCGGTTGCCTCGAAGTATACTGCCATGCCTGCGGCGATATTTGCCAAAGCGGCAACGGCGGCAGGGGTGGCTGCAAAGAAAGATAAATGGGGCGTGATTAACGTGGTCGGCAGGCCAAACGCCATGAACGCGCTGTTGAATGCGACCGGCAACAAAGGCGCGTATCCGGTATCGGTGATGCATCCGGCGTATGTCCAATCTTCGCGGCAGCAGGCACAAGAAATGGGCGATGAACGCTTACAGAAAATGATCAACGATAATGCCAATGCTCTCTAAATAGCGAAAAGGACGGTTATGAATCTTTTTGACAGGGTTTATGGAAAGCAGGCTGGCGGTGAATATGTCAATATAGACGGGTTGCTTGTTCCTGATGCGGTTGAGCAGCCGGTTGTCCAGCCGGACCGGTTTCAAGGGATGGCCCCTGCTCAAACAAGCAGTTTCATGGATGCTTATACTGTGCAGCCTGACGACGGTATTCTGACTAAAGCCATGAAGAAGGTTGGCGGTGTTGTCGCCGGTCTGCCGAAGTCTGCCTATGATATGGGTATGGAAGTATTGAACGATCCCGGCAAGGTTTACAACGATGTCATGGCGGCAGAGCGTGCCAGCCGCAGGCGCATTCCGGACCAGTTCAAACAGATGGGGGCTGGTGTCTGGCAGGCGCTCAACGAATCACCGACGTATGATCCGAACGCAACTGATGCTGAAGGTTTCAATCCTACTGCCTCGTTCTTTAACCGGGAAGGTGTTTCGCCGTCTGATTTGAGCAATTACGGAGCTCGTCAGGGGATGGAGTGGAGTAAGCAGGCAACTACTGACCTTACCAAAGACCGCATGAATGACCGACGCTCTACCAAGATCGGTCAGACGGTGGAAAGTACCAACGAAAGTATTATTCAGCAGGCTCCCGGTCTGATGTTGGCGTTTGGAGGTATGCCGCAGTTTGGATTGCCGGTAATGGGTGTGCAGACGTTCGGCCAGAAGTATGCGGAGAACCGTGCTGCCGGTATGCCGGTTGAGGATGCCACGGCCAACGCTGGTATTCAGGCTGGTGTTGAGGTTGGTACCGAGATACTGCCGTTTATGAAGTTTGCCAAGTTCATGAAACCGGGCGTGTTTGCAAATGAGTCGCTGCGTAAGCAGCTGGCGGAGGTGCTGGTTTCGGAGATTCCGGGCGAACATCTGGCGACGGCGCTGCAGAATTCGTCTGATGCCTATTTCGAGGAGAAAGATCCGGCCAAGCGTCTTGCTGCGGTACAGAAGTATATCGAAAGTAACAAGTTCAACGAAGATCAGATTGATACCTTCTGGACTACGTTGCTGCAGACCGGCGCCATGAGTGCTATGGGTAAGGCGGCGCATGCGGTCCAGAACAAAATAAGCAAAGATCCGCTGTTGAAAATGACGCCGGAGCAGGAAAAAGAGTATGAGGAGTACAGCGGCAAGGTTGCTGATGCCAAAGAGTACCAGCGTCTCTATGCGCCTCAGATTGCGGCGGGCACCGCTGCGCCGGTTCAAGTCCCTGCCGCTCCGGCATGGCTGGAAGCGTTCAATGATCTGCAACGTAACCCTGCTGACGCGATAACCGGTGGCCGTAATTTTACACCAGAATCAGCACAAGCGGCGGCATTGCGTGCTTCATCACCGAAACAGGGAATGCAGACACCAGTACAGGAAACCGCGCCTACCTCCTTCCAAAACGAATCCTACGACGATACCGAAGATATGCCGGCGCCGAAGGGCCCGCTGCAGACGGCTGCCGAAAGCGTTGTGCCGACAACAACAGCGGATACCGCTGATCATATACCCGCATTTACCCCCTCCCCTACTCCTGTCAATCCAGAGCCCGTGCCGTCACAAAGCGGCATGGCTCCCTCGTCTCAGACTGCTCCGGTTGTTGTTGAGCCGGTCCGGGAAGTCACGGAAGCGGATCAGGTTGATTTTGAGAACGCGGTGAAGTGGGCGCTTAATATGGAGAAGCAGGGTAAAGCGGCTATTTCGGAAGTAGCAGGGGAAACAGAGCGTGATCGCGCCTGGCGGTTGCTGTCTGAATATCGGAAGGTGATTGCGCCGACGGTCGCGCGTGATTCGGCTGCGCCTGCTGTTCAATATGATAATGAATTGTCGAAGGGGATAACAAATGGCGCTACAGATTCAGTGTCTTTATTGCAAGGCCCGGCCAACGTGGACGGGGTGGGCGTATCTGTGCCCGAAGTGCAAAAAACAGATGACGGATCAGGAAGTAATTTATCTCAACCCGGAGGATTGACCGATGACGTGTCCCAACTGCGGCAAGAAACAGGCAAAGCGCAAGAAGTGTCACCAGTGCGGAACGAAGATGCAAAGCCGCTTGATGTTGCTGCTCATACGGCTGAACATGTTTCCGATATTGAGAAATCATTGGCAGAGGGGCACGGTAATGCAACGTTAATTCCTGCTGTCAACAATGATGCCGGGGTTGATTCCGTTGCGTCAATTGCCAATTATGAGGCGGCGTTACAGACGGCGGGATGGGAGAAGCGGGGCAAGGATTGGCACAAAGGGGAATATTCATTGTGGCTGCGGAGCCAGGGAAATCTTTCTGCTCCTATTGTGCAATATTCGGTGGTGCCGGAGGGAGGTCCTGCGACTGCTGATAGTGCGGCCACTGCGAAAAAAGCTGACAACGCCGCCAAGTTCGCGCAGACCCGGTTGACCGCTCTACAAAAGAAGTTGAACAATGCGAAAACACCGGCTGAACGGAAGAAGGCCAAGGCGGCGCTTGATGCGCATAAAGCGACAATGGCACAGGGGGGAGACAGTACTGCTGTCGTTCCGGTTGATCGTCGCAGTGACCAGGAGACCCGGAAAAAAGTTGCGGAGATGACGGATGCGGAAAAGAACGCGGCGCTGCTGACGAATCACTTGACCGGCATTCCGAACAAGCGGGCGTATGAAGAGGCGGAACGTCTCGGGCACCATGCGGCGATTGATGCTGATTCGTTGAAGTGGGTGAATGATAATATGGGGCATGAGTCTGGTAATGCCTTGCTTAAAGGTATCGCCCAGGCTATTGCGGAAGAGACTGATAGAGGGTATCATATCAGTGGTGATGAGTTTATCGTTGAAGGCCGAGACCAGGCGCATGTGCATGAGACCATGTCTCGCGTTAATGCCCGGCTGAAGAATGCGGAGATAACCGGTACCGCTCCGGATGGTACGATTTACCGATGGAAGGGATTGGAGGCCACGTATGGCACAGGAACAACACTCGCAGAAGCAGACACAGCCCTTGCACAGCGAAAGTCAGAACGTGAAGCAGTCGGTGAAAGAGCCGCACGAGGCGAAAAACCTGCTGGAGTTTCTGCAGAACCTCCCGCCGGGATCGAAAATAACAGAAGTAAAACTGCCGCCGAAACAGAAGTAAGTTCCCCGCCAACAAAAATCAAGACTGTCCGCGCAGCCAAGCCGGTTGCCGGGCTGAACCCGCAACGGGACCACCTGCTTACTGCAATCGCCAAGTTGGGTGGGTTTGATCTGGGCAATGCCGTGTCTCTGTGGGGTAACCTGGCCGGTGACGCTGCTGCCGATAAGAAGATTAATCATAAACTCTTTGGCCGACCTCTCTTCCGGAAAACAGGGGGCTTGACTGTTGATCGTATGGCCGAATTGTTGGCCGAGAACGGTTATCTGCGCCGGGATGAAAACGGCAAGCATGATCTGGTGGAGTTTGAGGATAAATTAGCAAATGCCATCGCCGGTAAAACGGTGGTGAGTGATCAGAACCACCAAGAGGTGAAACTGGAACTGCCGGAATTCTCTGATGAGGATCTGGAAGAGTTGAGCCTGGATAGTTCCGTTGTTGAATTTATTGCTGATGAATATGCAGATTTGTTTGAAGAATTATCTGAAGAGGATTACAATGCGATTATTGCTCATCGTGAGGCAATTAACCGTAAGGCAGTCGAATTAATAAAGGAGATTGAAAATGCTGACTCCGAGAGCACAACAGATGTTCGACAAGATAAACAAATTTCCGAAAGAGAAGCGGCTGCAGTGCCTGAAAGCAGTGGCCTTGCTGTCGTCGAAAGAGATAGTACAGCTGAAACACCTGAAACAGGAAAAAGAGCAGGCGCCGCAAGCACAGTAGAATCTCAAGATAAGCTTTTCGCTACACCTCCCACCTTCGGCCATAAGCCACAACCCAAAACCACAAACAGTGACGTTTCTACGTCAGGCTTGCTGGATAACTTCACCAGCACGGAAAGCGTCCAGCCGGATCTGCAATCAACCGCCAAAACCAAAACAAAACCGGTTGCCGACGCTGGTGAAGAACTGATCTACAACAAGCGCAATCGCCTGAAAGGTATCAAGTGGGATGATATCAAGGATGCTACCGGGGCACTGAAGGCGGAGAGTGTCCAGAAGAGTAATGTGTATGCCAAACCTGATTACGCGGCGCTGGTTGAAGACGGTATGCCGGGAATTGTCGCGCATATAGTAAAGCAGGTGTACGATGCACTGCCAAATGCTCCGGTGACCCGTACCACTCCGACTGATGCTGATTTTCAGACGTATATAACGGCGGTCAACCGAGTTATGGATGCAGTTATGTCCTGGAGCCAGGACAATGCTGCTATCGGGGCCTGGGCGGCAAAGAATGCCAAAACTGCAGGCGCCGGACTTGGTACCGTTACCAGTATTTCGGATATGATGGCGAAGGTTGTGCAGCCGTATGACATTGCCTATCCGGGCGGCTGGCGCAATTTCAAGGACGAGGTTTATATTCTTGGCGGAAACAAGATTATGTCACGCCTGCAGCCGGGGTATAATGAAGTTGTCCGGGCAAGCAAGGATCTTAGTAAAGGCTGGCCGGGTAAAACAACATCGTGGCAGAAACAGGGCTATTCGCTTGGTTCTAAAGATGACGTTACAATCAAACCGGTGAGCCAGCCGAACCGTTCGGAACGCTTCACGATCCGGCTTAAAGACCGTCCTGTACAGAGTTTTGACACCAATGCAGAAGCGCAAGCGTATGTTGATAGTCTCAACCCTGTTTTGCTGGTCCGGAAGAATTACAGCATCATTGATTCGTTTGCCACCGATGAGGAAGCGGCAGCGGCTGCTAAAAAGCTTGTTACCAAAGAGCAGAAGAAAGGGCCTGATGAGCGGGGCGTGAACGTGGCGGCTGCGGAGCGGATTGGTCCGGCGCGGCGGCTGGAAGGGGAAAACGTTTCTGCGCAGCAGATTATTGACGCCTTTGGTTATCGCGGGATCAATATCGGTAATTGGGTGCCTGCTGATGAAGCACAGATGCATCTGAATTTTATCTATGATTCGTCATACGATCTGGCAGAACTTCTTGATGTACCGCTACCGGCAATCTCTTTCAACGGCACCATTGGCATTGCGGTTGGTGCGCAGGGCGGCGGGAAGGCGTCTGCTCATTATGTCCCGGCGTATAAGGAAGTTAATATTACCCGCACGACCGGCGCTGGTGCCTTTATCCATGAACTGCTCGGCCATGGCCTTGATAATTATTTTGGGGAGATGGCTGGTTGGTCTACCGACAAGAAGCCGTATTTGTCGAAGCATCGTGATAACGCCAAGGAGGGTACCGTTCGCCCTGAAGTGGTGAAAGCGTTCCGGACCATTATGGAAACAATGTCCCGGCGGCGGGAGACAAAGCAGGAGGCGGCTGACCGGATCAAGCGCAGTGCTGAAGCAAGTGAAAAGTCTTTTGAAAAGTATGTTTCCCGCTTTGAAGCATATTTTGAGAGCATTCCGGAGGAGGGTAAAGCGGAAGCAGCCCGGCTGTTTGAGCGGCTGCGGGCCCATGAATTCGGTGATGCTTATGTTGCAATCAGTAGTGCCAAGGTTGTTTTCCCCGCTGTTGCCGACCTGTATCAGTTGGCTAAAAAGCACAAGGTTACTCAAAAGCATGGCGGAAAAATAAACATTGATGAATTCGGCTGGCTGCATCAAGCGGCGTATGGCGTCAAAAGATCGGCTGAAGTTCAAGAGCAGGAACATGCGCCATTGAGTGTGAATACTGATTATGCCAAAGCGTCGCAGGCGGCGGACAACGGTAAAACAGCCAACTCTCTCTATTGGTCAACGCCGTGGGAGATGTTTGCCCGTGCGGTTGATGCCTATATCACTGACAAGATTGCTGCTCTGAACCAGAAGAACACCTATCTGTCCGGATTGGAGGCGGTGGCGCCACAAGGCGAGGAGCGTAAGGCGATCAATACTGCGTTCGATGCGTTATTTGGAAAACTGAAAACGGAGGAAACTGATAAGGGTGTGGCGATTTTTGAGCCAGGGGTGCTATATGGCATCCCGGTCACAGAAAAGAATATGGCTAAAGGTGAGATTTATGGTACGCTTGATCCTAATGAGGTGTCTTATGAAATCACCGCTATACACAACGACGGACCAGCCGCAGGATCTGATTATACCAACACCAACAGTGACCGCCCCGCCGGGGTGGAGCGGAACGTGGACGCCTCCGGAACCATACGGGAACAACTCGGGCTGTTCTTGCCCGCCTCTGCAGCAACCAAACCACTCGCCACAGACTTCAATTTTGCCGCCTCTTTCTCGGAAATAACCAAGCCTCCAGACCCACAATTCCACGGTAAAGTCGTTCGGGCTATCTCCGGTGTTCTCTATTCTCCCCTTACCAAAATAAAAACCATCAAAGATGCGGCGCGTGTGGCACAGCCTATCGCCAACCGAGCGCAAGAGGGCCTGATAGCAATTGTGGTTGACAAGTCCGGGAAGATTTTGGGCGTTGTCCAACACTCGACCGGATCTGCAAACCAAAGCATTGTCCATCCGCGTGACCTCTCCGGAGTTATTCTCGATTTTCCGGGAGCCAATGCTGTTTACCTGGCGCACAACCACCCCACCGGAGACCCGACCCCCTCCCCTGAAGATCATGAGGTGACCGCCCGTGTTGCCCGTGTTTTACAGGCGGCGGGTATTGAGGTCAAGGCGTCAATCCAGATTGGTTTTACCGGGGAGTATCAGGCGTTTCCGCCGCTGGACAAATATAACCAGGAGTGGGGAACGAACGACACTACGGAAGCGCGGAAAAACAAATTATCTGTTTATGACCGAAATATTGAGGCGATAGCGGATACTCCACGGATAACGGCCCCGGCACAATTCATGGATGTTCGTAACCAATATTTCCCCGGAAAAACCGGCGTGTTGTTAATTGACGGCAAGAACCGGCCTGTCGGTTTTATACCGATGACCCCCGCAGAAATGTTGCAGTTGTCTACCGGGACAAAAGAGAGCGGCGCGGGGCGAATTATGCACCGGATGCATGAAACCGGCGCTACGCATTTGATGCTTTCCATTAACGACACCTACCTCGACCGGCGCGCGGTAGAGAATGTAATTTCTTTTGGTAACGTTTTAGGCGCCAGAGTGCTCGATGCGGCGGCGATGGATGGCGTGAGCATGGTGGAGACGGGAGTAATGCCGCAAGGCGGCGATGTGTTTTACCAGAACCCTATGCTTAACCCAAAAGCAATTGTCACCTCCCTCTCCGGACTCGCCAAGAATTTGAAAGAGGACATTCCGAAGCTGGTAAAGCTGGGGCAAGTGGTGCTTCGCGAGGGTGTCGGAAAGTATCAGCAGTTTTTGGCCGGCATGAAGCAATATCTGGGGGAGAAGTGGGATGCATTCAAGGGTGTGATGCTGAAGGTGTATCACCAGGCAAAGAAGATTGTTGCTGATGAGCGCCGCATGGTTGGTGTTGACATAAACGCTGAAGAGAGTAAAATTGAGTCAGCAACGCAGAGAATCGATAACATAAAAGCGGGGTACTATGTCCATGAACGATTACCGGAAAGATATGAACGAACGGGGCAGGAAGGCACTCTTGGTGCAGCCTCCAGCTACGCGAGAAGAATTCATGAGGCAGTGCGACGAGGGGAAATCTCCGGCGATTCTGCCTGGGAAAAACACCAGCGCTACAGAGAGCTTGCCGAAAGCAGCATAAGACCGCAGGAAACCGCCGCACTGAAACAGTGGGCCGAAACGAATAACCTTATTATCGACACCGCTGAGTTTGACCGCCAATGGCAAAGGGACGGCAAGAAAGGCGGTGCCGAACATCAAGTATATCTCTCATCAGACGGCAAACGGGTATTCAAGCGCAACAAGCTGAATCTCGCCTTCCACGAAACCTACCTCGATTACTTTCAACGCCTGGCTGTTCACAATGTGGAGTTTGCTAACGCCCCGTACACTCTTGAGGGGTTTGTCGAATCGGACGGGGTGTTAATGCCAGTTACGTCTCAGCCATGGGTACGTGGCCGCAAGGCAACCCTTGAAGAGTCACATGGTAATATGATCAGGTCCGGATATGAGCCGGTCGGTACGGGCCCGGCCCCCACCAGTTACCGAATCCCCGAGACCGGTCTTGTTGTTCGGGACGTGCATGGCGATAATTCCCGCGTTGATGCCGATGGCATAATTTACGTGGTTGATCCGGTAATTGAATTTGATCTTGATACAAAGGCACAGCGACTGGCAAAAGAGGCGGGAATAGACTCTCTGCCAGTGCCGGCACAGGAAAAGCCAGAGTTTGGCGATGAAGTAGACGCGGCCGTTGATGCCTGGGACAAATCTTCCAGCTTCAGTATCCCCCGCACCACCATGCAAGGCGATTCCGGCCTGGGTGATGTCACGGTCACTCCCGCAAAGTCTCTGCCATTCATCAAGCGTTCACTGGAAAAAGAACATGCTGAACAGGTGTTAGTCAAGGGGGGGAATGTTGATGCACTTAAACACGTTGCCAGGGGATTCGGAAAAACCATTGTATTCTTCAGGGTGCGTGACGCTGGTGTGGCAACTGATGGATCTGAAAACGGGGCAGTACGCATACACGATGGAGGAACTGGCAGCGAGCCTGGCGCCGGACGATCTGGAGAAAGCGCGGCGCTATCGGGAAAAGGTGAAATCTCTGGGTTTGTAAATCCGGCTCAGCCGAATGTTATCTTCCTGAATGTCGATTCGTCCAGTCACCTTCTCTATATCGCCGGGCATGAATTGAGCCACGCTATCAAAATGCAAGATTCGGCGTTGTGGGCTCAGATGGCAAAAGAGTTGCAGCCGCTGGTACGGCGCTGGAGTGATTTTAAGGAGTCACTGCCGGGCCAATATGACAAGCTCTCTGACGATGATAAGCTTCAGGAGCTGTTTTCCGACGTCATGGGTAATCATTTCCTTAACGATCTGTTCTGGAAGGATATGGCGAAGGAGAACGCCGGGCTGTTCACCCGGATTGCGCGGCGGGCTATCCAGTTGATCAATAAGGCGCTGCGGCGGATTGTTGGCTATGACGTACGGACGTATGTTTCTGATCTGGAACAGTCCCGCGCAATCATTGCCAAGACGCTGCTGCAGTATGGCGAGAATGTGAACAAGGAGCTGTACGGCAAGTTTGCCGAGCAGCAGGATCTGGAATATCTAAACAGCCGCCTGGCGGGGCAGAGTATTCTGGAGCACCTTCGTTCGGTCGGGATGACGGAGGATAGGCTGCGGGCGGCGTTGGGGGTTGGGGAGAATAAGCTGGCTGCCGCCTGGCATGGTTCGCCGCATGATCATGATGGGTTTAGCACTGCACATATTGGCACTGGTGAAGGAGCACAGGCTTACGGGTATGGGCTATATTTCGCTGGGAACAAAGATGTGGCGGAGTATTATCGGGATAATATCAGGAAGGAAAGTGCGTCAGAGTTGGGCCGAATCATCAAAGAATATTCTCCTGATGCGTGGAGCAAATTGGATAAGGCCACTCGCACCAATGAATTTTATGGTACCGGAGACACCGCAATCGGGTATTTGATTCAGAATATCAATTCCGCTGGCACCCATAGCGCACTTGGTGAAGATTGGAAATCGGTATCCGATGCAATTAAGTCTATGCCTGGCGCTGGTCGTCTCTACCAGGTCGAACTTGCTCCGAAAGAAAATGAATATCTATTATGGGATGATCCTATTTCTCATGCTGAGGGCGCTCTTCTAAACGCAATCCCTGCGATAAAAGAAGCTCTTGGTACCAGTTTCGTTGAAGAAATCGAAGATCATTTAAACACTGATTTTGAAGATATAACCGGGCAAGAGTTGTATCGGTCAATTGTAAAGTATGCCAGTGAGTCGCCTTTGCCGGGACAAGAAGACACTTCCGGTGATCTGAAACGCGATGCTTCCGAATATCTCCACTCTCTCGGTATCCGGGGCATCAAATATCTGGATGGAACAAGCCGGGCCGGTAACGTTATTGCCATGCCGGGGCGATCTACCATGTTTGGCCCGGTAGTTGCGAAGCAGAATTACAACTACGTAATCTTCAACGATGCTGACGTCTCGATCACCAATAAATATTCCATCAAACGCAACTTCGAAAACGTCTCGGGTAAATCCCTGCTGGATAACCTGAAAAACATCATTAATCCCCTCGACTATTCCCGCTTCCGTGACACGGCTATTGACCATTTGCCGCCGGTGGCAACCGACTGGCTGGCGGATAACCTTGGTAACCCCTTCTGGAAGAAAGAAAATAACCCTGCGGCGGTGCCGTTTTATGAAGAGGCCAAGGACCGGGAAGTTACGCGCATGGATAATAACATCCGGATGTTTGGTGGGCTGGTGGATAAAGAGGGGAAACGGGTTGGCTGGGATAAGGTCAAAGGGCTGTTTGACTGGACCGACAAAACGACCGCCTGGGGCAAGATCCGGCAGGAGCAGTATGATGCATTGACCAAGCAGCAAAAGGCGGCGTATGACGTGATCCGCTTTGAAGGGGACGCCTATAATAAGATCTATGCACAGTTGGGCGATGCGCTGCGTAACCGGCGGATTAAGCAATCCGGGCTGGATGAAGCGACGTTCAAATTCTATCAAGCGGCTCTTGCTGAAGAGAACAAGGCTTTTGAGGTAAAGATTGCTATTGCGGCGGAGAATATGGCCGAGGCTGGCATAAGCCCGGAGGATATCGAAGGGCATATTGCTGAATTCCGCTCCAAGTATGCCAGTATCAAGGGGTGGGTACATCGGGATCATGGTGAAGGTGATTATCAGGTACGGGTATATCAGACGGTTGACCGGCTTGATTTCGATAGCGATGTTGTTCAGCACCAGGGAAAAGCTGCGGATCGGTTGCGGCTTGGTACCTTCCCTGGCGCGGAGTTGTCGAAAAAGATTGAAAAACTTGTTGAAATAAAGGGGGGGAGTTTCAAGCAGCTGCGCAATGGCGCTATTGTGATCCTGATGCCGGAAGGGGCTGGCGTTCAGACGCTGGACGCAATTGATGGTATCCCGCTGACTGACAAGAACGGCGATTATAAATACAAGGTGCTGACGTATAACCGCTTTGTGGCTTCGTCCGCTAAAGCGAAGAAGCTTGCGGCTGCGGTAAAAGCGGATTATGCCGCTGCCATGCCGCGTAATCATCGTGCCGGGTATATCTATGAAACATCGTGGAACCGCTCTGACAAGGTGCAGGAAGAGGATTATCAGGTATTGAAAACCAGTGATATGAAGCTGGAACTGATCCTGCGTAATGCCATTGACAAGGCCAAAGCCAAGGATGAGGTGAGCTCGGAGGATGCAACGGCGATCAAGGATGAGCTCGTCCGGAGTACGGCGGAAATTCTCCTGGGGCGCGGCGCCGGGTTGTACCAGATCAGGCGGGCGCAATATCTGATTGAGGGGTACGATACCGACAACGCCGTCAAGAAGTATGAGGATTATGTTAACGGCACCGCCGGTCTGTTCTCTAAGGCGCGTTATGCCTTGCGGCAGTTTCATAATATGAAGAGTGTGCCGGCGGCTACTCGGGCCTGGGCAACTAAGTATGTCGGGGATTCGCTCCGCAATATGGGGACAATGGATAAGTGGTCCGGAAACATGCGGGCTATCGTATCGCTCTGGTATCTCGGTTTCAATACCTCGTGGATGCTGGTTAACTCGACGCAACCGTATGTGCTGGGACAGGCTGAGTTGTCACGCTATACCAGCGGGGCGCTCGGCAAGATTGCCCGTGCGGAGAAGGATGTTCTGACCGGTAAACTGTCTGCTGTCGAAAAGGCACTGCTTGAAGATATCCAGGTACGGAGTCAGGATCATGATTCGGTGATGGCGGAAATGACCGGATCTTTAGAAGGTGTCACCGGCAAGGCGTCACAGACGCTGCATAATGTCACGCAGGTTGCCATGGCGATCGGGCAAAAGGTTGAAGTACTGAACCGTCATACCATGATCATTGCCGGGTACCGGGTATTCAGCGGCCAGGGGATGAGCCATGATGCGGCGCTTAAAAAGTCGCTGGACGTCAACAGCGCCGTCAATATCGACATGGGACGCTATAATCTGCCGGGATGGGCGCGTGGACCGATAGGCCGCATGTTCTATGCGCTGCAGTCATACATCCAGCACATGCTCAATTATCTCTGGAACCGCAGCAGCAGCGGCAACCGAGCCGACCAGAAAGCGATATTGCGCCTGCTGTTTGCCATGTTCCTGATCGGTGGTCTGCCTGCCGGTGCGCCGGGATCTGATGAGCTGGATAAGCTGATTCAGAAGATGTTCGGCTATTCTCCGAAGTTGGCCTTGAAAGGGTGGTCCCGCAAGATGGCCAAGGATTATGACACTGTTGGTGAAATGCTGGAGGGGTTTGTCTGGCACGGTGTCCCTGGGGCGTTTAAGCCGTTCGGGGTTGGTGTGTCGCTGACCGGCGCCACGCAGTTGCGCATGCCGATTATCTCCAACGTCATTGCCGGGGATGATATGGCCAAGTCGCTCGGCGGTCCGGTGTGGGGTTTGGCGCAAAAAGGGAAGATGTCAATTCAGGCGGCGCTGAGGGGCGATTGGGGTCGCTCTGTTGAATATATGCTGCCGACGGCGGTAGCGAATCCATTAAGCGCGATCAGGCAGGCGACCGATGGCGTTAAAACGGCATCCGGCAAGCGGGTTGAGTACAAGGGCAAGCAGTTGAAGATGGAGCCGCACGAGGCGGTTATCCGGGCCTTTGGCATGCAACCGGTTCGGACAGCTGACATTTCGGAGACGCGCGGCTTTGAGAAGAACACGCAGGCCGAATGGAATGACCGGCGTAAGGATGCTCTGGATAATTATCGCATGAGCCGTAAGTTGAAGTTTATTCAGGAATTCAATATTGCCTTAAAGAACAGCCAGGCGAAAGGCTTGGTACCGTTAATATCATCTGAATCGCTGGCAAACGTCTGGGGCAAAACCAACCAGAAGAAAAACAGTTGGGAACGTGCGCATGGTGCTGAATAGTGTTGAGAAATATTTTATGTTGCGGTAGCTGTTCAATATGATAGTAAACGGATCTGCGCAAGACCCTATCTTCTGGAGTTTACATGGCAAACATTTCAACAATAAAAGACCTGTCACAATTTGCTGACGGAATCAATGCTGCCAAGCTCCAGCCCTCTGACTGGACGGCTTTACGTGCTTTGTTGCTGACTGTTCCAACTGTGACAGAAGTATACAGTCAAATAGACGAAGATGCCGCTTTTGCTGCTGGCAGTACGTTTGTTGTGCGTATGGATTTGTTGGGATATTCAACAACACCTGCTCCGACTACGACCACAACGACTGTTGCACCAACAACGACCAGTACCAGCACAACTGTTGCTCCAACGACCACCACTACTACGACAAGTGCACCTACGACAACTGCAACCACCACGGTTGCACCTACGACGACAACTGCAACCGCAGCACCTACCACCACGACCACAAGTACAACAACCGTTGCTCCGACTACTACAACTACTGTAGCCCCTACAACTACCAGCACGACTATGACAAGCACAAGCACCACAACAGTGGCACCAACAACGACTACCAGCACAACAATGCCAGCGCTTACGACCACAACGTCGAATCCTGCACCAACTGCAACAATCGTTTTCTCTAATTTTATAGCTAATGCCACTACCACTACAGCCGCACCTACTACCACAACAACGACTACGACCACAACGACTGTTGCACCAACAACAACTACAACAACGACAGCGGCCCCAACTACTACAACCACCACCACTACAGCCGCACCTACAACCACTACGACAACGGCAGCACCGACTACAACCACCACAACTGTGGCACCTACGACGACTACGACTACAGCTAACCCAGCACCAACATCAACCATCACGTTCAGCAATTTCGCGACGTAAGGAGAATAATATGCAAGCACATATCAACGGGACAGTCAGCGGAATTGGTGCTGGTGATTCAATCAGCCAGATCGAGATCGTATGGAAAACGAGTTCTGGGGAAGCAGAAGCTACGGCGGTAGCCGCTGGTAGAGGTGTGACGCTAACCTCTAACCAAGATATGGCTAATTTCTCACAAACCACCGTGTCAGGTACTGCACCGAATGCGAGTGGGTATGTAGTAAATTCTGTAAATTTAGTTTCAGAATCAACATATTATGGGTCAGTACGGGTTACGGAGAATAAGTCAGGTGGTGGGACACAAGCAGGAACATGGTCAACCCCTGTATCATTTACCCCTACGACATTATTATTCATCACACTCACTAATACCATCAACGATACATTTAACCGGTCTACCGGGATTAACGGAGCGGGGGCGAATTGGATTAATACCGCAATCGGCTATACTAATTTAATTATTGTTAGCAACACCGTTGTCACCGCTGGGTCCGGCGTGTTTGCAGGCATGAACTGGGCGGCTAACCCCGGTGACAACCAATACGCACAAGCAGATATTGTTTCCGAATCGGGAAGTGGAAATATTGTTGCGATGGTGCGATCAAGTGCAAGCGCAAATACTTGCTATCAGGGGGCTGTTGGTAGACCAATATCTGACTATGAAGTAAGGCTTAATAAATATTTGGCGGGCACTCAAACCTCTCTTGGGTCATCATCGCCTGCAGAAACTGTTCCCGGTTCTGTGATGGTTAACGTGGGTACAACGATGCCTCTAAAAGTTAGAATCGGAGTAAAGGGTACCTCATTACAGGTTGACACCTTTAATGGTTCTATATGGACTACTAGAATAACAGCCTTAGATTCAGATATTGCCTCTGGATACCCAGCATTGTCGGTACAATCTGGTGCAACGGCTGATAACTTTGCCGCTGGAACATTATAGTAGATCCAGATATAGTTACAAGTTATTCAGAATTATTAGAACAGTTGAATTCACCGGAGGATAACTTACGTGGCGGAGACATTCAGAATTATGCGGTTTTTTTTTTGCTATCGTAGCATCACTAATCATTTCAGCGTGTAGTTATGGAGTAAACATGAGTGGTCCTACTGATTGGATCAGATACAATGGAACTGGGCTGGTAGAAGATTTTTCATCAGGTCATAGGCTTGGAGAAATATCTGTTATTTATAATGAATCAAGAGATGTGTACCAAATGTGGGGGAGCCGAGTCTATTATAATGAGACAGGTAAACCCCCACTGTATCCGGGCTATTCCTCAGTAATTACAGGTGTCCGTATTGGTTACGCCGAATCTGCTGATGGTATCAATTTCACTTTTTTAGGTGATGCTCTACCGAGTACGTATGATGGTTCAAATATCGCTACTGATACAAACTATGGCAGGTCATTAGTAAAAGTTGGGCCAGATGGCACTTATCACATGCTGGTAGGCCCGTTCGGGTATTCACCGGCAACAGGGTTGGTAACTCAATTTGACTATTATGCTTCGCCTACTGGCGCACTAGGCACATGGACTCTTATAAAAAATGCGGCCATGTCTGGTGCCACTTTTGGCAATGCTGGCGATATTATATGGGACGCTGGAATTGTAAAGATTTTCTTTGAACAATATTCTGGGGGGACTTGGAATGTCGGGTATGCGTCTGGTTCTGATTTAGAGCATATAGCTTTATACTCAGGGAATCCAATACTAAATAATGGTCGAGGGCTAAGCGATCCAAGTATTGTGAGGGCTGGTAATAAATGGGTAATGGTTACCCATGAAACGGTGCCGGGTGGTTACAACACTCCTTCACAGGGTTATTATTATACAAATGATGACATCCTTGGGCCATCTGGGTGGGTTAGCAAAGGAGTTCTGCTACAACTGGTGAATTTTTCTAATGCGCCCGGATCACCAGCGCAAGCCGCTGATTTTTGTATATTGGAGGCGAAAGGTAAAACCCATCTCTGGTGGACTGAACAGTCGGATCAATCAGGCATAACCACTACGATGTTTTTTGCCTATGGCTACCAAAATGCAACTTTGGCCCAGATTTTTGATCCAGCAGATACGTCTACTTCAACTACGACCACAATAATTGGAACTACTTCAACTACGACTACCAATGCCCCAAGTGGAACTACTTCAACTACGACTACCAATGCCCCAAGTGGGACTACTTCAACTACGACTACCAATGCCCCAAGTGGGACTACTTCAACTACGACTACCAATGCCCCAAGTGGGACTACACCAACACCCGATGTTTCTGCCAATAGAAGACTGACTGCCGTAGCATGGGGCGAGATTCGATACCGGGTTGGCAGAAAAACTGTCAATTTTGAAATTGACCGAACGGGTAATAATGGCTCAGTTCGTGTTATGACCTCACAAGGGGTAAAGGTTATTAAATGAGACTTACGATCGGTATGGCCTCATATAACAACTACGCGGAGACATGGTTCACAGTTCAGGCACTCCGAATGCACCACGATCTGACTGATTGCGAGATTTTGATTGTTGATAATTTCGGCTGTGACAATATCAAAAACTTCATTGCAGGGTGGGCCAGTTCAAACGTGCGCTATGTACGTGATACCAGCAATCAAGGTACCGCACCGGCGAAGAATAAAGTATTTGAACATGCACAAGGGGAGTGGGTCTTTTGCATGGATTCCCATGTGCTACTTGTCGAGGGTGCTGTAACAAAACTAAAGCAATACATCAGCGACAACCCCGATTGCATGGATTTACTGCAAGGTCCACTTCTCTACGACAACCTCATAAGCGGGGCAGACTCATTCACGACGATATGGTCTGATGGTATGTGGGGTCAGTGGCACAACATCAATACTGACAGAACACTTGAACCATACGAAATCCCTGCAATGGGGATGGGACTGTTTGGTTGCAAACGTGACGCTTGGCTAGGGTTCAATCCCCGCTTCAAAGGTTTTGGCGGTGAAGAGGGATACATCCACGAGAAGTATCGCAAGGCTGGTCACAAGACGATCTGTTTGCCGTGGTTGCAATGGGTGCATCACTTCCGTCCAGGCAACAAGCCGACCGACTATGTAGCCCTACATAGCGACAAGATCCGCAACTATGCGATAGGTTTCCAAGAATTGGGCCTTGATATGTTCCCATTATATGAACATTTCGGAGAAGCAGAGGTTATGAAGTACATCTCTGAATTAAACCCTGAACAGGTCTACGCCACCGCTTGCAACGCTGTTGATATAGGCGAACACATCCCGACTCTGGCACGACTGTCATCCGGTAAACGTGTCGTAGAGTTTGGCGTGAGAACCGGCGAATCAACCACCGGACTGCTCTATGGCAGGCCCACCGCGTTGACCAGCTATGACATTAACCCGTGTGGTCGTATTGACGAATTGAATGAAATGGCAGGGGTGATGGCAATCCCGTTTAACTTCCAGGTCGGCAACAGCCTTGATGTAGTCATTGAAGAAACAGACGTACTGTTTATTGATACTCTTCACACCGAAGCGCAATTAAGCGCAGAGCTTGCCCGTCACGCTCCGGCAGTCAGGGAATGCATAGTGATGCATGATACCGTCACTTTTGGGCGTACAGGAGAAGATGGGACTGGTGGCTTAAATCGCGCAATCTATCTGTTCCTTGCCGACAATCCTGATTGGTATATCGAAACTGTCTACCGTAACAACAACGGACTGACGGTACTGCGGAGGACAGCGTGAGAGTTTCCTGTATCTGCCCGACATATAACCGAGTAGTCAGCAACAAGACATTACTGGAAGAGGCGTTGCAATGCTTTCTGCAACAGGATTATGTGGACAAGGAACTGATAATCATCAACGATCATTCAGGGCAGCAGATACATTTCGACCATCCTGACGTTGTGGTTATCAACCATCCGAAACGTTTTGCCACCCTGGGAGAGAAATACAATTACGCTATCGAACAATGCACCGGGGAGTTGATCTGTTCGTGGGAAGATGATGACCTTTCTCTTCCGCACCGCATATCATTATCCGTAGAACGTATTGGTGATGCCGACTATTTTAACCCTCATGCCTATTTTTGCCGGAGTGGCGGAGCAACCACATTTGACAGAGGTGGGTATGCTCACAACTGTTCCATGTTCCGCAAGACTGCATGGCTGAAAGTTGGCGGTTATCCTTTGCTGTCAGGGCCACAGGACGCTGCAATGGACGGCTTGCTCCGCGCACAATGTAAAACTATCGACGGAGCATTAACAGAGGCAGAGTGCTTTTATCTCTACCGATGGGGAGTATCAGAATTGCATCTATCGGCTTTCGGAGATAGGACACAGCAGGTATATGACGAGTATGCTTTGCGATGCATGGTGGGCGGAGTCTTTAATTTACAGCCAATCCAGATCAGGGAATAGCACAAATGGCGAACTGGATAGAGCAAACCATGCTGGATATGGACGGCAGCAGCTATCCGTTATGGTTAGATATCATGGCTGTAGTAATTGCAGCTCTACGATTCATTACATTACGAACATCAGCGAGGTACGGAATGGCAGAGACTCTTAACATAGATATTCTTCAAGGGGATACCTTCGATTGGGAAATATTAGTACAGGACTCGAACGGAGAAGCGATGGATCTCACTGGTTGTACAGTGCGGGGTATGGGCCGAATTGCATTCACTAGTGTTACGCCTGCATGGTCATTCTCATGCAGTGTATACCCAGACCAAGTTGTAGACAGGGGCAAGATTTCTGTAGAGGTATCGGCGGAAATAACGGCAGCTCTGAGAGTGCGGCGGCACGTTTACGATATTGAACTGGTGACGGCAGAGAACAGAGTGAAAAAACTATACCGAGGCGCAGCAAAGGTATCGGCAGAAGTGACACGATGAGTGTCAACCCAACAACTACGGTGTTAGCCCCGAAATTGAGTACTACGGTATCAATATCGAAGTCGTATCTATCTGTAGTTTCAATAGGTATCATCGAAATTGCCGATATTCTGTATGCCGATATAACTACCACTACAACTATGGCACCTATAGCGACAACGACAACGACAGCTGCACCAACGACGACAACGACACCTAACACCCTGGATGGCGGTGGTTTCGGCGACACACCACAGGGCACATTTGATGGAGGGTTATTCTGATGCTTAAAAATCTGTATTTGATACCGGTATTAGTGTTCGGCGTGTCAATAACGTGTGCGGCAACTACCATACAATTTAAGCGGGGTCTTGAATCTGCCCTCCCTGCTACTGCTGCAATGGGTGAGCCATTATTTACCACTGATACAAACCGGATGTTTGTCGGCACCACAACCGGCAAAGTGGAACTGCCGGTCAAAGGTCGCAACACCGCATTCAACAATATTTCTGCCAACTCGATATCCGTCCCGCAACAACTGGACGAACAGGCAATAACACTATTTGAGGCGGCGGCGAATGGGAACAACATCGTCACCATCAAACCAATGGCAAACATGAGTAGCAATCGGGTCATTACCATCGGAAACCACGGACTATACGTGAACGGGGTTCAAAAACTCGAATGGTAAAAATAATCCTTTGCATATTACTGATTGCCGCAGTATCTGCCCAGGCAGAATCCGTCAATTTGAAATGGAATGCAAACACTGAAACCGATCTTGCCGGATACCGTATCTACTATCAGGCCGACAATCCATTGCCGCCATTTATCGGCACAGGAGCGACTGAAGGTGCATCTCCTGTTGATGTCGGTAATGTGACCACAGGAACTATAAGCGGCCTGGCGCCTGGACATGTCTATTATTTTGCCGCAACCGCTTATAATACGTCAGCGCTCGAAAGCATTTACTCCAACGTTGTAATCGTCTCATTTATGCCGGTAGCGGTTATCCGGGCGTCCGGTCGGTTTACGTTCAGATGAAATCAAAACGGTGTAAACCGCACCCAGAAACATACGATCAGGCGATGTTGCTATTATACACCATTATAATGCAGCGAAATGAGGGTGTCCCGGCAGCTCTTGCATATTTGTTCAAGGAATGGCCAGCGTTGCGGCAGTCTACTCATGCACATATTGGGGAACTACTCGGCCTGTCGCGTGAGACCATCAGTAGAAATTTTTGGAAAGCATTTTAATACGCGGAGGCCACCAGCTATGGCAGAACCCTGCATTCAAGGCGATAGGTTGATCACCCTCGAAATGATCTTGAAGAGTATGAACGAAACGCTAACCGACCAAAAAGCGATCAGCGCGGAAACGTATAAGGTTCTTTCCGTAATCAGCGAACAAGGGGCGCAATTACGATCAATAACCAGCAGGGTAGATGACAATGAACGTGATTTGCAAATAGCGTTTAAATCGATTCGTCGCATTGATCTTAGGCACGCGCATGAAGATGGCGCGGAGGATATTGTGAAAGAACATAGCCAATTCTGGAATGGGATTAAACAGCAGTCCACTCCATACGCATTCACTGTGCTGTTTTTTGTCCTCTGGCTGGCTGATAAATTCAACGTAATCCAGTTTTTCGCCGGTATGTTTAAGCAGATGAAAGGGTAAGGAGCGTAGATAATGATTAAATCTATTAACGAACTATTCCGTGAAGTCATCCTGCTAAACGAACTCGACGGAAATTTAAAACTCGCTTTTCAGTTCAGTGACCCGGATGGCGAACGCACAGGGAAAAGTGGCTGGTCATTCGGTGTCTGCCAGTTCGACACGCGCAATAACGACCAGGCGCTAAAGTGTCTCGCTGCTTGTGGATTCGCTCAGGACGAGATCCATGGGATCGTTGACCAGACTATTGATGTCCGTCCGTTCTCGGCAAGACTCAAGGCCGCTTCAAACATAATAGCTCAATATGATGAAGCGCAACTTTCTCGCTGTATCTACTCTGCAATGAATTTTTATGCTGCGCACGGCTTGCCGGTAACGGATACCGGTATGATATTGGCGTCTGCGGATTACGTGAACCAGTATGGCAGCCAGGGGGAGCAGTTTTCGGCATTTATGAAGGGCGTAAACCGGCCCCTTGTCGCACGGGATGTACTTGATTTTAAGCTAGATCATACGAAGTACGGGCGGGAGCATCCGAAAGATTGTGTCAGACGATACAACAATATTTTACACATAATGGAGGGAAAAGAACCATGACTACATTTCGACAATCAATAAATAATTTAATAGACAGCACAAAGCCGCAAAGCCCTACGGACGTGGTTTTCCTTTATGGGTCTCTTACACTGATAGCCCTTTGGGTATACGTAACACTATCCCGCACGACTATCCCGCACCTGGAATCAGTTATGGTGTTTCTGGTCGGGTGTAAAGGCGTAAAGGTAGTTTCAGACAATACATCTAAAAAAGGTGTAGTTGCCACAGCAAAGGTGGACTGCGATGCAATTAAAGCAGATCAAAACTCAGGTAACTGACCGGCTGTACCTCATCCCCTCGTGGCGCCTGAAAGTGTATGGTGGCATCGTACTATTGGCGCTGCTGTACTTTGCATGGTCACTATGGGGAGAGAGAGCGTTAAAGCCGGGATCGGTGGTCATATCAGCCCCGGTAGCTCCTCAGATAGCCAAGATGGAAACAACGTACGCGCCGCCGATCCGACTGATAGTGATAAAGGACAAAGCCAAAGCAGTTGAAAAACTCGGGCTCCCCTCCTCAGAAGCAATGGATCCGAAAGAGGCGTTATTGACTGCAACTGCTGTCAGGGCCAATCGTTATGGCGCCACGGTTGTGACGTTTGCAAACCAGACAACGGGACAGGTACGGTCAAGCATAGTTGTCAATAAAGCGCCGTGGTTTGCACTCGAACGGACAAACTATGTCGGCGGCAGTGTCGGTATAGGCGTGGATGGGTATGTCGGGCGGATCTATGCCAAACGAGATCTAGCGCAAGTGAAGGGTAATTATCTGCAGGTAGAAATTGAGGCGATTGCGCGGCCGACTGCGATAGCAGGCCGAACGGCGGAAGGTGTTTTGTGGTTGAATATTGAACGTCGATTTGATTGGCCATGAAAGGAGTTTTTCGATGAATATGTTGTTAATTATCATATTGGCGCTGATGTTGTCAGCGTGCGCAACTCAACCGCAGTGCGTAAGGGTTGCATATTACGATTATGGTACTGATGGCTGTATACAGGGTATCCATCAGTTTTCTGGCAAGTACTATCCCGGCAGCGTCGGCAATAACAAAGGAATGGTTTTTATTGATACATATCTCGGTGACGGCAATCGCAGGATGTTTGAGCAGTGCGATGATCCCGCTAACCTGGCTGACGGATGGTATTACGTGTTTTTTGACGTTGGGCAAGGAACGTATATTCTGAGCGGTGAAGGACATGGCGGGATGGTCGATATAGTCCCAAATTATATCCCGCAGAAAACTTTACTAAAGCAATTTTAGCTCCATGAGTATAACTGCTTAATAAATGGGAGTTTATCTAAAAGGGGTTTGGCGGATAACTGAAAGTGTTAAGATTTTCGACAGGGGGTTGTCTGGTTAAGTGGTGGAGCGTGGAAAAGGGTGGGCAGAGAGGGCATAATGGCATATGACAATTTATGACAATTAGGCCAGCAAAAACAGCTTATAACCGATTGAATTATAAGCTGTTTTTACTCTCACACTTGGCCTTTTAAGTCCCTTGCGTCTACCAGTTCCGCCATTCGGGCATAATTATCAGCAGATAATTACTCAGCAGTTTACGCGTTCTTTAAGTTCTTTTCCCGTTTTGAAAAACGGCGTCTTCTTGGAAGGAATACGTACGACTTCTCCGCTTTTCGGATTTCTCGCTTCACGTCCAAGACGTTCACGAATGGTAAAACTGCCAAACCCGCGGATTTCTACTTTATCGCCGGACTTGAGCGCTTCTTCAATTGAATCGAAAACCGTATTTACGACAATTTCCGAAACTCTGATATTCAACATTCCGTGCGATTGGACAACTTTTTCAATGAGTTCACTCTTTGTCATACATACCTCTGGCAGATAATATATATTAATTGTTTTTATTGGCTAAGCTCTGTTTAAGTAAATCGCCAAACGTTGATGTTGACTCACCCTGCGAACCCATGTACTGCTCGAAATCGGCTTTTTCAACTGCGACATGCATCGATTTTATCGATAGCGATATACGGCGATCTTTGGAATCGCAGCTTAAGACAACAGCTTCAAGATTATCGCCGATTGCAGCAAACTCTTTAGCTGAGGCAACTTTTTCACGCGAAAGCTCGGAAACATGAATCAAGCCTTCGATTCCCTCTTCAAGTTCCACAAAGACCCCAAAATCAGTTAAAGAGGTAACTTTACCGGTAACCAGAGCACCGGCACGATATTTACCCGGAGCAAGACTCCATGGATCAGGCTCAAGCTGCTTGATACCGAGGGAAAGCCGCTCGTTTTCCACATCAACCTTCAGGACAACCGCCTGTACGAGGCTCCCTTTTTCATAGACATCGCTCGGATGTTTGATGCGCTTTGTCCATGACATATCCGACACATGAACCAGGCCGTCGATACCGTCTTCGATGCCGATGAACATCCCGAAATCAGTCATGTTCTTTATCTGTCCCTCAATCCTGGTACCTGCCGGATATTTATCGGCAATGGATACCCAGGGATTTCCCGACACCTGTTTGAGGCCCAGAGAAATTTTACGATTCCCCATATCAATACCAAGGACAATAGCTTCAACTTCTTCACCAATAGCAAGAA